GTTTATTTTATTGTAGATAATAAATTTTATGAACGATAATTTTGTAAAACTTGCCTTGGAAAATGGTGGAAGTATTCATCCTCTTATTTTTCCTGCTAAGTATTTAAAAGGACCTGCCATTACAAATCCATCAATTTATAATGATAACGGTAAAATTTTAGTTAATCTTCGTAATATTAATTATACTCTTTACCATTCTGAGAAAAGAAAGTTTGAGCACCACTGGGGACCGCTAGTTTACATTCACCCAGAAAATGACATTAGATTGAGAACTAATAATGTTATGGGTGAGATCGATGAAAATATGCAACTCAAGTGGTATGAAAGAATTGATACTTCTAAATTCCCAGACAAAGAACTCTGGGACTTCGTTGGTCTTGAGGACTGTCGTATTGTACGATGGGATGGAAAACTTTATGTTTGTGGTGTCAGGAGAGATTTAGATAAAGTTGGTACGGGAAGAATGGAACTTTCCGAAATTACTATTGATGAAAATGGTGTTAAAGAAGTAGCACAATATCGTATTCCAACACCTGGTCATAAGGGCGATGAAGGATCTTATTGTGAAAAAAATTGGATGCCAATTATTGATATGCCCTACCACTTTGTTAAATGGACAAATGGTACTGAAGTTGTTCGATATAATATTGGACAAGATTCGACGGATCAGGTTGCTTTGAAACAGTGGAAAGATCTTGGATGTATTGATCTTCGTGGAGGATCTCAGGTAATTCCTTATGATAGTGACCATCGTTTTTGCTTGAATCACGAAACCTACTTAACCCGAAGTGATGCTGGGCGAAAAGATGGTGTTTATCGTCATAGATTTGTTGTTTGGGATAAGGATTGGAATTTGGTAAAAGTTTCTAGGCAGTTTGCTTTCTTGAATGCTAGTATTGAATTTGCAGTTGGAATGTGCGAGTATAAGAATGATTATCTAATTACTTTTGGATTCCAGGATAATGCTGCATATTTACTGCGTGTTCCTCAAAAATTTGTAAAGCATTATATCTTTGAAGAATGATTTCTTTTAACAAACTTGGCAATAAAGGTAGACTTGGAAATCAAATGTTCCAGTATGCTGGTCTAAAAGGAATTGCAACACAGAACAATTATGAGTTTTGCATTCCTCTATCTGGAATATTTGGAACAAATGATGAGAGAGTACAAGCATCTGATGTAAATCTATATAATTTTCCAAACATTATTAATAATAATGTTGGATTGACAACATACGAAACTATAGAAGAAAAATCTTTTTGTTTTGATTCAGATTTATTTCATAACTGTCGAGATAACATAAACTTATTTGGATACTTTCAAACTGAAAAATATTTCAAGCATATAGAAAATGAAATAAGAGAAGATTTTTCTTTTGGATCTTTTGTAGATGGAATGTGTAGGACATATTTGCAAGGAATGTTTACGGATTCTGAGGTAGTCTCTTTACACATTCGTAGAACAGATTACGTTACAGATTCAAACTTTCATTTGTTAGACTTTAGTTATTATCAATCTGCTCTTGAAGAGTTAGATATAGATTTACCTATAATGGTTTTTTCTGATGATCCTGAGTGGTGCGAAAAACAATTTTTCTTTAAGAATGAAAGATTTAAAATATCAAAATCTAATAATACTTTGGTAGATCTTTGCTTAATGAGCAAGTGTAATTATCATATTATTGCTAATAGTTCTTATAGTTGGTGGGGTGCTTGGTTGGCAAATAGTAAAAAAGTGATAGCACCTAAAAAATGGTTTTCTGGAAGTTTATCTGATTGGGATACCAAGGATTTATATTGTTCTGGGTGGGTTAATATATAATTTATTAAGACTTGTAATTTAAATTATTTTTTGTTGTTAAGTATGAGAAATGTTTCATTAATTTGCGCTTGCAAAAATAGATCGAATGCTCTCAGAGTTTCTTTAAGTTCTTGGTTACTCTTTGATAATATAAAAGAAATTATAATTGTTGATTGGAATTCAGATGAACCAATTAATTATCTAACGAAACTAGATCCTAGAATTAAGGTAATTAGAGTATCTGATGAAAAGTATTTCAATCAACCACAACCACTAAATCTGGCTCTCAGTTTAGCCACTCAAGATTATGTTTTGAAAGTTGATACTGATTATCTTCTCAATCCATATGAGAACTTTTTTAATAAGTATCAAGTTGACGAAAATTCTTTTGTTTCTGGAAAACATAGTTTTAAGAGTCCAGAATTTGTAGACAAAGAAACAGGTTATTCGTTAGTTGATCTGAGTACATTAACCTTGGATGAGTGGACTCAGTACTTCAATTCTTACTGCCAATTCTTTAAATTTTTGACTGGGATGTTGTATATCTCCAGAAAAAATTTACTTGCAATTGGTGGATATAATGAAACATTTACTAAGTATTATGCTTTTGAGGATGATGAAATCTGCAAAAGACTAGAACTTCTTGGGTTGGAACATAAAAAATTAGACTATGATTATAATGTAGTTCATCTACCTCATCCAGATAAAAAAAGATTTGAAAATTTTAAGGGATTTATTGAGTCTGAAACTAAGAACAATTTGGAGTTGATGCCAAATGGTGAACAAAAGTGGCAGACTGAATACTATATCGCTCAAACACATATTGATAGTAATAGAAAAATGTGTTCTGAAATTAAAGAATCTTATGTTAAACCAAAAACAAAATGGAGTTTAATGAAGATCGATGATCAAAATTATTTTGCTGAAAAGGTGATTAGTAATAAACTCAAAGGATTTCCTTCAGTATATTATGTTTCTTTGGAAGAAAGTCAAGGAAGAAGAGATAATCTTGAATCTCAATTTGCATTCCATAATATTGTTCCTAAAGGAGTTATCTCTAAGAGATTCTCTGAATCAGATGATGTAGTTTATGGAAAATATCTGGACAGTTTGAATGAAGGAACTACTGGATGTGTTATTTCTCATTTGAAAGCAATTCGTCTATGGTATGAAACAACCGATGAGGAATATGGATTTTTCTGTGAAGATGATTTAAGTTTAGAGACCGTAGATTATTGGGACTTTACTTGGGAAGAGTTTGTTCAAAAAATTCCTAAAGATGCAGATTGTCTTCAGTTGTTTACTATACGTGGAGACTATGATACATTTGAACTTCGTGAAAGATATTGGGATGATTGGGGAGCATCTGCATATGTTGTAAAAAGAGAGTATGCAAAAAGGTTGATCGATACATATATTCGTGCAGAATCATATTGTTTAGAAATACCTAATCAAACTGTTATGCCTTTGATTGAAAACATTCTTTTTGCAAGTTTAGGTAAGTGTTATACTATGCCATTATTTGTGGAAGAAGTTAAGTTTGAATCAACTTTTGTTGGTAAGGATGATGATGTGAATGATGGACAGAAAAAAAATCATTATGTTTCTCATCAAAAAGTTTTAGAATGGTGGAAAAATAAGCAAACAGATAACCAGATTAATATGGTTTCTTTTGATATTGACAAAAAAGAAAATAAAAAGTATGATAAACCTCAAGAAAAAGAGTATCTTAAAATGAATATTAAACCATATGAAAAAGTTCATAATGTAGTTGATTGCTTTCCATATTTTAATGAGAAAGAACTGTTAGAACTTAGAGTAAAATTATTGAAAGATCACGTTGATCTATTCTTAATTTTTGATGCTAACTATACTCATAGTGGAATAAAGAAAGAATTTACTTGTAGAGAAGTAATTGATGAACTTGGACTACCTAAGAATAAGATCAGAGTTATTGATGTTGATCTTTCAAATCCAGGTGAACCAAATACTTATGATTTGCAACACAATCCAAGTATGACAATTGGAAGTAGAGAGAGAATTCAACGGGATTATTTGGGTAATTTTGTAGATGAATTTGATGATGAAACTGTTTTTATAGTTAGTGATTGTGACGAAATAATTAATCCAAGTAATATTAAATTCATTTCCAATATTACTAGACAACATAAAGATTATGTTTTTAAAATTCCTCTAGTTCATCTTGAGGGGAGGGCAGATTATAGAGTCTACAATCTAGATGGTTCTATAGCTTCTTGGAGTAAGTCCATGTTTATGTGTACTAAGAAACCATTTAGATTGAATACGGCAACTGAGATTAGAGCAGAGTATGCTAAGCAGGGTTATGAAATTAGATATGTAACCCATAATAATGAAGTATGTCAAGATTTGGGTTGGCATTTTAGTTGGATGGGAAATAATGACGACCGAATTAATAAATTTAAATCTTTTTGCCATTATGATGCTGATCTGAATAACCTGTTAGGTAGTGATTATACCCATGAGAAACTTTGGGAATATATGGCAAAATATAATTTCTCTGAAGGAATGTCTTCCCCATCAGGAAATGTAAAGGTTGTTTTGAAACCATATTCAATTACAGAATTACCAGCTATAATTTTTAGTTTACCAAGAGTAGAAAAATTCCTTATTCCTAATTTTTCAGAGGTAAAAAAAAAGAAGAATGACCTTTTAACTGAACTCTTAAATAAGTATTCTTTAGATACTGAAAACGCAGATCATAATTTTAATCTTGGTGTTTGGTATGAAAATGAGGGACATACTGCTCCAGCACTTTCTTATTTTCTCAGGTGTGCAGAAAGGGCAACTGATGATACTCTTGCATATGAAGCATTAATAAGATCTTCATATTGTTATCATAAGCAAGGAACAAGAGATGGAAGTGCTAAATCTTTATTAGAACAAGCAGTTTGCTTACTTCCAGAAAGACCAGAAGCACATTTTCTTTTGAGTAGATTTGCTGAAAAGAGACAGTGGTGGCAAGATTGTTATATACATGCGGATAGAGGATTAAAATATGCTAGATTTGATTTAAAACCTCTTAGAACTGATGTTGAATACCCTGGAAAATATGGTCTATTATTTGAAAAATCTGTTGCCGCTTGGTGGTGGGGTAAAGTTGATGAAGCTAGAAGTTTGTTGATAGATATAAAAAATAATTATCAAGTTCTAGATATTCACAAAAAACAACTTGAGGAAAATATAGAAAAAATGGGAGTTAAAAATTATGGCTCATGAACAACAAAGGAGATATGTAGAAAAACTAAAGAAAAAAGCTCCTGACTATTTTAAAGAACAAAAAGTTTTAGAGGTTGGTAGTCTAAACATTAATGGTACTGTAAGAGATTTTTTTGAAAGATGTTCTTATGTTGGTATTGATGTTGGTCCAGGTGATGGTGTGGACGTAGTTTGTGAGGGGCAAAACTATAATGCTCCAGACAATACTTATGACACAGTCTGTTCACTAGAGTGTTTTGAGCACAATCCTTATTGGATTGAAACGTTTACAAATATGATTAGGGTTTGTAGACCTGGGGGACTGGTATTTTTTACTTGTGCCACTGAAGGTAGAGCAGAGCACGGAACTTCAAGAACAAATCCTATAGACTCTCCGTTAACTGTTGATCTTGGTTGGGATTATTATAGAAACTTAACTGAAAGTGATTTTCGGGAAAATGTTATACTAGAAGATTACTTCGATCAATTTGCGTTTGAAGTTAATAGTGAATCTCATGATTTATATTTTTGGGGTGTAAAGAAAGAAGAAAATAAAACTAAAAAACCAATTCCTATTATTGGAATTCCTATTGTAAATGGGTTTCACTGGATGCAAAGGTTAATTGATAGTATTGATTATCCAGTAGAACAGGTTTTTATATTTGATAATAACGGTAGGGGTGAATTAACAGAAGACTTAGATAATCTTGCAAAAAAATCACATCCTTTCATTAAAGAAATAAAAGTTTGTCATCTTCCAGCAAATATTGGGGTTTCTGGTTCTTGGAATATGACCATTAAATGTGGGATGCATTCTCCCTATTGGATTATTTGCAATCATGATATTGCTTTTACACCTGGATTTTTAGAAAATTTTATATCTAAGGCTGATGATTTGGATGTTGGGATTGTTCACGGCGGAAATCGTGGAGCATGGGACATTTTTCTTTTGAAAGATTGGGTAGTTCAAGAGTGTGGATTATTTGATGAGAATTTTTATCCTGCTTATGTAGAAGACTGTGATTATTTCATAAGAACTATGTTAGCGGGTGTTAAAAGATCAAATGCAACTCTGCCATATCTCCATGGGGAGAAAGATTATGAAACCACAGGATCTCAGACTTGGAGAGTTGATAGATCATTAGAATCCAAACTTCATCACAGTCGTATTTTAAATGAAATGTGGTATATGTGGTATAAATGGGGTCCACATTGGCATGTAGGTACTGATTGGGTTGATACCAAACCACATAAACATCCATTTAATAATGAGAATTTTCCTTTGGGATATACTACATATGAATTGTATTTTGTAAGGCAAAAACATTTAGGATTTTAAGAAAATGAATTTCACAGTTTATTCAAAGGATGGTTGTCCTTATTGTCAAAAAGTTAAACAAGTTTTAGAGTTGACTAAACAGCAGTTTGTGGTGTATAATTTGGGAGATGAGTTCACAAGGGAAGAGTTTTACTCTGAGTTTGGTGAAGGCTCTACATTTCCTCAAGTTATTTGTAATGATGTACATATTGGCGGATGCACTGATACTGTAAAGTATCTTCAAGAAAAAAATATTCTATGACAGTTATAAATAATTCAAACCACAAAAACCGTGGTCTTGAATTTATTCTTAATGGAGGAAAAAGAAAGCAAACCAAACCTTTCCACGTCATCTTTGAAAAGATGGTTTGCTTTCTCAATCGGGAAATAACCATCTATTTTGAATTTTCCCTTGCTTTAAGGAAAAAATAGTACTTTCCCGGAGAAAAGAAATGGTAGCAGTTAGTTTAGTATTTGGTTCCTTCCTAACAGTATTGTTTCTTATAGTTGGATTGGTTACGGGATGGGTTGCTAGAGAATATATGATGAATTATAGAGAAATACCAAGACTTCATCCAGAAATGTTTGATACTCAAGGCAACATTATACCTGATGAAGTTATAGCTTTTAGATTTGAAAATACAGATTACGATTATGACGACGACAACGAAGACGAAGAGTAAAGAAACAACTGCAAAACCAAAAACTTTTACGGTTTCTGAGGAATTACCTGTAAATCCTTTTGCTTTTGAGGTGTTAAATCTTGTTTCTAAGCAAAGGACAAATGCTAAGAAAGTAGAATTGCTAAAAAAATATGAAGATGCCTCTCTGAAGGCTATTTTCATATGGAATTTTGATGAAACTGTTATCTCTATGCTTCCAGAAGGAGATGTTCCTTATGCAAGTGTTGGAGAACAGAATTCATTTAGTGGAACTATTAGTGAAAAAATTAATGATGCTGTGTATAAAATGCAAGAGATGGGATCCAACTCTTTAGGATCTCAAGATCAAGGTAAATCTTCTATTCGTAAAGAATATAAAATGTTTTATAATTTTGTTAAAGGTGGTAATAATGGACTAAGTTCTCTTCGTAGAGAAACGATGTTCATTAATATTCTTCAAGGACTTCATCCAATTGAAGCTGAAATTTTATGTTTAGTTAAAGATAAAAAACTTCAAACTAAGTATAAAATCACTAAGGAAATTGTTTCTGAAGCATATCCAGATATTAAATGGGGAGGTCGTTCGTGAGTAAACTTCATGAAGTGATTCAAACTTCTCAGGGTACGGAAAAAACTATGGAATCATGGACTTCAGCAGAAAAAGAAACCTGTAAAACTCGCTACGGGTGTGACATAATGATTGAAAATGGTTCATATGCTGAAGTATGTACGAAAGAAGCTCCTAATGATGCATATATTATAAAGTATATTGTCGATAGTAAGATTTGTTTTGATTTAACTAGAGGATCTAGAACTCGTCTATTTGATATGTATTGGGATAAGTTTCGTGAGAATTTAAAAAGTATTGAGTTTGGATACGGTAGGATTAGTCCAAAACTCTGGGGATATCAAAAGCCTCAAAAGAAAAAGAGAAAGTGATTTCAAAAATGCTGGGAAAATTTTCCCGGCATTTTTTTTACCCCTTAAGATTTTTAAAAATTGTAACATATGTTACAATAAAACTTGTATAAATTCTTCCAATAAGGTATGATACCTTTATCGTTCATCTGAAGAATCAGACGGAAGTAAGCCGACGCGGAACGGATCGTTCATTCGCTATTCGCAAATAGCGAACGCAAACGCCGACTGAAGGAACGCTCTTTAACTTAAAAAACTAAGGAGAACCCTAATGTCAAAAGTAGTTTATCGCGGTGTTGAATATGATACCGAAAAGCGTATCGCATATCAACAGCAAATGATGCAACAACCTCAACAATACAACGAAACCTATCGTGGTGTTAAGTTTGTAAAGGAGGGGCACAAATGAATACTTACTTCGTTCGTTATCTTAAGAAAAAAGATAAGAAAGAAAAACTTCTTCATCTTGCACAACTGAATATGGCAAAGCAACCTCAAGTTGCTTGATTTTCGGGGGGTTGATTCCCCCCTTTTTTTATGATATGATAACTGGAGAGAATAATATTTTATGGATAAAGACAAATTAAAATTAATTGTCCGTAATCTTGAACTCTTGGTTGATTCTTTGAAAGCAGAAATTTATTCTGATGTTTCTGCATATTCTTATACGGAACCAGATGTAAAGAAAAGGCCGATTTTAGATTATGATGAAATTTTTGAGGATTCTGATTTAGATGAGTGATACGAAAGAACTTATTAAATTGATGGGTAGGTTGTTAAAACAAGAACATTTGTTTACTGAAGAACAACTAATAGAATTTAAAAAACAATTGAGAGTTGCAAAACAAGAACTCGCAGAACTAGAAGCAAAAACATCAAAAGGATTTGGTAAAAAATGACAGTTAAACTCATTTCGATTACTCCAGATGCAGAACAAACAATGGCATACGTTGCTAGGGTGTCTAATCCTAGTAACCAAGATAACGAAAAGTATGCAGGGTTATTGCGTTATTGTATTAAGCATAATCATTGGAGTGTGTTTGAACAATCTCATATGACCTTGGAGATTGAAACTACCCGTGGTATTGCGGCACAAATTCTTCGCCACCGTAGTTTCACATTTCAAGAATTTTCGCAACGTTATGCGGATTCTTCTTTGTTAGCAGACTATATTCCTGTTCCCGATCTTCGTAGGCAGGACGATAAGAATCGCCAGAACTCTATTGATGATATTTCAGACTATGAGAAACTGACTTTACAGAGTAAAATTCAGGAGCATTTTGCGCACTCTATGCGCCTCTACAAGGAACTTCTTGCTCACGGGGTAGCGAAGGAGTGTGCAAGGTTTGTACTGCCCTTAGCAACGCCCACACGCATCTATATGACCGGTTCTTGCAGGTCTTGGATCCATTATATCGATCTTCGTTCTGCGCACGGAACTCAAAAAGAACATATGGATATTGCTCTAGAATGTAAGAAAGTGTTTACCGAACAATTTCCATCGGTTGCAGAAGCACTTGAATGGATCTAAATAAATTATCTTGATATTGTAACTTTATGGCAATTTATCCAATTATTCACAAGGAGACTGGTGAAAAAAGAATTGTTGAAATGAGTGTTCACGATATTCAACAATGGTACAAGGACAATCCTGAATGGCAGAGGGATTGGTCTGAAGGATGTGCTTCACCTGGTGAAGTGGGAGATTGGCAAAACAAACTAATCTCTAAAAATCCTGGGTGGAACGATGTTTTAGGTCGTGCTGCCAAAATGCCTGGTTCAAACGTTAAGAAAATCTAGTATGGCAAGAAAAAGAAGGACGAATGACCAACCAATTGGAGTTGGTTTAACAACCCGTCAAATGAAGCGTAGAAAACCTTTAAGTAGCGATTATCTAGTTGATATTGAACCTCTTACAGAGAATCAAAAAATTCTTTTTAATTCATATGCTTCAAATAAGCATCTTGTTGCTTATGGTTGTGCTGGAACTGGAAAAACTTTTATCACACTCTATAATGCTTTATGTGATGTTTTAGATGAAAGAAGCCCTTATGAAAGAGTTTATATTGTAAGATCTTTGGTTGCTACAAGAGAGATTGGTTTTCTTCCTGGAACACATGATGATAAATCTGATATTTACCAAATTCCATATAAGAATATGGTTAAATATATGTTCCAAATGTCTTCAGATACCGAGTTTGAAATGCTTTATGGCAATCTCAAGCAACAAGAAACGATTAAGTTTTGGAGCACTTCATTTCTCCGTGGAACAACACTTGATAAAGCAATTATTATTGTTGATGAATTTCAAAACTTGAATTTTCATGAACTTGATAGTATAATTACTCGTGTAGGTGAAGATACAAAAATTTGTTTCTGTGGTGATGCCACTCAAACAGATCTTGTGAAAACAAACGAAAGAAATGGTATTATAGATTTTATGTCTATCTTGCGTAAAATGCCTTCTTTTGATATAATTGAATTTGGAGTCGATGATATTGTTCGTTCTGGACTTGTCAAAGAATATATCTTAGCAAAAATGGAAGCAGGATTTTAATGTTCAATCATATTGATGTGAATCTCCCTCAACTTGAGAGAGAAACTATAGATGGTGTTCGATATTATAAAGTTCCAGATCTAGAACAACTTTTAAAATTAGTTTCAATTACTTCTGTTACTAGTCATAAAAATCGCCAGTTTTTTGCAAACTGGCGTAAAAAAGTTGGAGAAGAAGAGGCAGATAAAATTACACGGCAGGCAACTAGTCGTGGAACAGATATGCATACTCTGGTTGAGCATCATTTAAATAATGAAGATCTTCCAGATGTTCAACCATTATCTCAATTTTTATTTAAAATTGCCAAGAAAGATCTCAATCGTATAAATAATGTTTATGCTCTTGAGGGTTCCCTATACAGCAAAGTTCTTGGAGTAGCAGGAACCGTAGATTGTATTGCCGAGTTTGATGGCGAATTAGCAATAATCGATTTCAAAACATCTAAAAAACCAAAACCACGGGAGTGGATTGAACATTATTTTGTTCAGTGTGCTGCTTATGCCTGTATGTTCTATGAACTTACAGAGATCCCCGTAAAAAAACTTGTAATCATTATGGCTTGCGAAAATGGAGAATGCGTCGTCTATGAAGAATATGACAAATCAAAATACATCAAACTACTCACCCAATACATTAGAGAGTTTGTTAGAGATAAATTGGAACAGTATGGAACAGAATAAAGAACTAGAACAGGCAATAGAGAACAAGTTTTTAACACCATCTAAATTTGCTTTAGAAATTGAAAATATTGTGGCACTTGAAAAAATGAATTATATTGATGCCATATGTCATTATTGTGAAATTAATAGTATTGATGTAGAATCGGTAACAAAACTCATTTCAAAACCACTCAAAGAAAGACTTAAATGGGACGCAATTCGTCTCAACTTTATGAAAAAAACTTCGCGTGCTAAACTTCCGTTATGAGTCCTTTTGAGACATATCAAACTTATCTTTCGATGAAAAGTCATTTTACGAATCGTAAATATGACTTTTTTAAGTATAGAGGGAAATCTAGAGCAACCATAACATCTTTTAATCAGCGTAAAGACAAATATTTTTTTGAAAAAAGTTCAAGAAAATATTCTGATAAACAAATTGTAGATTTTTTTCTTTCTAATTTTGTATCTACCGATAACCCACAAAACTTATGGATTGGAGAAATTATAAATTCTGGCGAAAGAACCTATACAGAATGGATGGGAAGACAACAGAGTTTGAGTTACTTGTTCAAGGAACAGTCAACAGAATTGTTCTCGGAGATCGAATTGAACGATGTCTTCGATTGCTCCAAGGGGCATCCTCTAGTTCTGAAAAAGTATCTGGGTGGAAAAATATCACTAGAAACATTCGTAATTTACGACAAAATCTTTCAATTCGTAAAAGATTTTGATAAAAAACTTGTAGATCCTGTGTGGGAAACCGTAAGTTTAAAAATTAAGAAATATAATCCTTTTCTAAATATCAATATGCTCCAATATAAGAAAATATTAAAGGACATACTTTATGAGTAAATTTTTTGATTCAGAATTAATTCAACAAGAATTACGTGAAATTAATGAACTTCAGGAATTCATTTACAAAAGTATTTTATCTTTTGGTCTGATGAATCGTGAAGGTAAATTGGAGCATATTGAAAAATTAACAGAACTTCTTGAGAAACAGAAGATTATGTATACGAGACTATCTCTTTCTGATGATCCCGAGGCAATCGAGATGAAAGAAAATTTGAGAAAATCCGTTGCTTTGATGGGATTTCCTCCCGAGACTGATATAAACGTTCTGTTCGGCAGTATGACAAAAACGATTGAATCCCTCAAGAAGTACCTTGACTGACTGAGGCATCCTTGCTATAATATCCAAGTAAATCCAACGTATCCAACGTATCCGAGGTATCTAATGTCTTTCGCAGATCTTAAGAAACAATCTAAACTGGGATCTCTCACCGAAAAACTGGTGAAAGAAGTCGAAAAAATGAATAATTCTAGCGGTTCTACTGATGACCGTGTATGGAAACTTGATTGTGATAAGAGCGGCAACGGTTATGCTGTAATCCGTTTCCTCCCCGCACCAGAAGGCGAAGATCTTCCCTTCATCAAAGTCTACTCTCACGCCTTCCAAGGTCCTGGCGGTTGGTTGATTGATAACTGCCTGACCTCCCTGAACCAAAAGTGCCCTGTTTGTGAGCACAACTCTGGTTTGTGGAATAATGGAACCGATGCTGGCAAAGAAATTGCACGTAAGCAGAAGCGCAAACTGACTTATGTGAGTAACATCTATGTCGTCAAAGATCCTGCAAACCCTGAAAACGAAGGCAAAGTGTTTCTTTTCAAATACGGAAAGAAAATCTTTGATAAAATTTCAGAGGCGATGCAACCAGAATTTGAGGATGAGTCCCCTATTGATCCTTTTGATTTTTGGGGTGGTGCAAACTTCAAACTGAAGGCAAAGAACGTTGCAGGTTATCGTAACTACGATTCTTCTGAGTTTGCCTCTGCTGGTCCTCTTCTGGACGATGATGATGCTATGGAGGCAATCTGGAAGAAGCAATATTCTCTTGCAGAATTCCTGACTCCTTCGGAGTTT